CTATTGGCTTCATTGTTGGATGCAAATCGTTTTTGCTAGTTCGTTTAATTCTCCAAATATCCATGCCGTTATTCCCGCCATAGAATTTGTGGTTATTAACCCATCCGTAAAACATAGGCTCATACATACTCATGTAGTCACTATTGCTTAATGTGTGATTGCCCTTATCCCATATAATAAGACTTCTATGTTTAAGCCCTGTTCGCGCCATGCTTGAGTAATATTTATCAATGCCTAGCCTGTAGAATGTTATGTAAAAAGCTCCATCAACAACCTGAAGGATGATAGAGTTAATCGCATCCAAGAAGTCAGCCCCCTCTTGATCGGTCATTTTGTCGTTCTTTATAGCGCCATGCATTGCATTAAAACTCTTGGAGCCGTCAGCATGGATGCCACCAGTAAAATCCATTTGGTACGGAGGATCTGTAAAGCACATATTTGCAACGCCGCCATCAAGCAATGTATTTACAGCATCTATGCTGGTACTGTCGCCGCACATTAATCGATGGTTGCCTAGTATCCACATATCACCTAATACGCTCACGGGTGTTTCTGGCAATTCTGGGACATCATCTTCATCCGTTAAGCCTTCAACCTGTTCAGGCTCTAACAGTAAAGCGAGCTCATCAACGTCAAAACCAATTAAAGATAAATCGAAATCTTCTTTTTGCAGTGCCTCTAGCTCTAAGGAGAGGAGCTCATCATTCCAACCAGCATTTAGGGCCAGCTTATTATCAGCGATTATATAGGCTTTCTTTTGAATATCAGAAAGGCCGTCTAAGGTTATTGTTGGGACCTCATCCAGGCCTAATTTCCTAGCAGCTTGAACCCTTCCATGACCTGCAATAATGCTACTTTTACTGTCCAAAAGTATTGGATTTGTAAAGCCAAACTCAGAAATGCTTGCAGCAACCTGAGCTACCTGCTCGTCGCTATGCGTTCTGCTGTTATTTATATACGGTATAAGGTCATCGGTTGGGCGGTATTTAATTTGTAACATTTAGCACTCCACAGGATAGCTATGTCTGGCCACAGGCTAGACGATTGAATTTTTTTTAATCTTCTTTGGATAATTGTTTTTGTAATAACTGAATCTGTAGCTGATTTTTATGCCTGGAACTAACATAGGTGGCAATGGCAAGAGCGATAGACAATAAAACCCCAATAATCGACACAATTGATTGCATGGCCGCTAAAGAGGTCGCGGCTAGAATTGTCGAGGACAAATATGCTAGCTTAGTCTGGACCGTCGTAAGGCCAAGCTCTAATATCTCTGATAGCTGCATGCTGGCCCCGTTAATAAGCGAGCCAATTGCTTAGCCGCCCTGATTTAGAGCTGTTGGCTAAGATTGACCGCAAAAAAAAAGCCTCTGCCATTGCTGGAAGAAGCCTGATATCTGTTGCTTTGGGTTTAACCCAAGCATAGATCAATTATATCCTACATTTGCCCTAAAATTCTTTAATATTTGTGAACCTGAGAATAATCAGCATTAAATATGAAATGTCAACCGAAGTTTTTTTGATATTTTCTTCGTATTTTTTAAGCCTTTATTCTTGAGCGATACAGGCACTGATGCACGATTTGCGATATTACTGCTTCAACCCTGGTCCTAACCATTTTTTCCGTCAGACTTTCACGCTGTGCAATTTCTTTAATTGTTAGGCCCAGGCCAAATTTAAGCCTTGTAATTGTTCTCAGCTGCAAGGCCATTGACGACATGATAGAGAAAGTCGTCTCATCTTCTAAGTGGATCTCATATGACCCTCTTGAGCCCCCGCCTCCGCCTATTGACTGCTCAACTGACATCTTCGGATATCCAAGGTGAGGTAATCCATTTCGACTCAGCCAGCAATATCTCTTGATTAATATAGTCGCCCTCTTTTTCTCTTCTTTCGATATAGCTGTATATTTGTTCAAGGCAGTCATTGGCGATTTGCTTGTCCGTCGGTTTGGCAATCCATTGTCTTTCACCTTTTTTAACCCCTGTTTTAAATTCAAGATATCGCCCATTTATATAAACCCCTATAAAAAATTCAACGCTCGGTATCGACTCATCGTAATAATCAAAATCCCCGTCTATAGTTGCCTGGACTGCTTTTTCAATCTTTTTTATGCTTTTTGAATTTTGCCTAAAGGAATGTAGGCTAAGATTGTCGGGGTCAAATATTAGCCAGGCCCCATTGCCACCCTTAATATCTGCGTTTACTTTTGTAATGAAGCGGTCCAGGTCAATCATTTTTGACAACCCTCCCATTTACCCTTACTACAAAGGCGTCTTTCTTTTTGTCTCGTTTTGACCAGTCTATTAAGGCAATGTGTTTTTCTATACTTTTTCGATTTTCAATTCGCCTGGAGCTGCCTTTGCTCATTTCACGTTCCTTTCTAAACTAAAGTCTGCGCTCTTAATTTTGAAATATATCTCCTGGTGCGACATGCCCTTTTTCTTGTATGCTTTTATTCTATTACTAAGCTCATCTTCTTGTTTATATACGGGCATAGGGTTAGACCAGTTGCTTCCCTTTGTTTTTATTGTCCTTACTTCAAGTTCTAAAGGAGTACCATCCCTCAAGCGCACCCTTATTAACTGAGGCGTTAGATGAGGATAAACATCGGCCCATTCTTTAATGCTTTTTGTCTCGCCTTTGTATTTGAATTTCTTCGGGGGTTTTTTAGGGTAGATTTTAGAAATAAGATGACTTAGATCTGCATTTGGGTTTCTTCTAATTTTGGTTCTGAGCGTGGCTGCTTTTATGCCGTATTTTTTCGCGGCGTCGGGAATAGTCAATAGCTGGCCATTGAAAATATACATCTTATTACTTGCCATAGTGGTCTCCAGTTGGACCATTGGAACCTATAATATCAATCCTAGATTCACTATCAGGCCAGACAGGAGCGTTTAATAGGTCATCCATAAATTCTTGGCAATCGCTAAGAATGTCGCTCGTAACTGCCCATTTATCATACGTTCCGACCGTGTTATTTGCCGTTGCATCAGGAGCATTTGAAATGTCTGTGGCAATAAATGAGCTCTCAGTTTCGGGCCAATAAACAATTATTCCCTCACCTTCTAAAGTTGCAAAAGCAGCATTAATCATTATCCTGGTGTTATATTCGCTAAAACTACGTTTCATTTTTGTTTGCCTCTGCTTCTGCTTCTTCCTCTTCTTTCATTCTAAATTCGATCAAAATGTTGATAAGGTGCTTAACTTTTAACAGGTCTTTTAGTCCGTCTTTAAATTTCCACCTGCATAGATATCTAATAATCAAACCTTCAATAAACCCAATATATTCCTGGTTTGCATAAATAAACTCCACTGGCTGTATTTTCATTTGAGAATAATGGTTGCCCCCTACCTGGTCCTGTAAAAAAGAATGAGGCGGAAGCTCCGGCTCTTTAATGCAACTCTCAACTTCTAAAGTCATAACGGCTCCTAAATAGTGATGTCTGGTTGGTGCTTGGGTTGCTCAATGCAAAAAGTGTGTGACGAATAAATGCCGCCTGATTTTCTAAAGGTAATCATTTCCATCTCCCCATCACCGTTATAGCCCTTTGAAGAGTGCCAGGAATCGGGCGGTGGAAGTGCGGCGAACACCTTATACTTGACGCCTGCCAAAGTTTTTACTTGTTCTTTATGAAAGTGGCCTACGCACCATAGACGATGAGATGTCCTGCCCCACGCTTCTGACATATCACGCGCCATTGAGCCTGCGAGAGCCTCTGGTTTTTGTTTGTCGCCATGATGAATGCCCAATAGCCATTGACCGTATTCAATGTAATGATAAAAACCGTTGGTTTCTAAAACGGTTACCCTGCCTTCTTTGTCATAGTAGAACTTCATCGCCATTTGGATTGCAATACTCGTGTCTGTATCGTGATTCCCTTTTGCACAAACCAGAACGACTTTGGCAAACTTCGATAACATTCTGTCTGTCATGTATCTCAAGGTTACTGCTGCCATGTGCATGACTCTGCTCAATCTAGTATCTACATCTTGAGGCGTCCCCCCAGCAGTCATGTTGTTGCTTCCGTTAGTGTGTATAAAGTCTCCTAGATTTACGAGCAACCCTGTCTCGCTCGGCTCAGCCTTATCGACCAAATAATCTATCGCTTCACGTAATTGCTTTGTTGCAATATCGGAGTCAAAGTCACTGTGTTTCGTTTCTAATCCCCAGCTATACATGCCTATATGAGCGTCCCCCACGAACACGGCTGACAACAGGTCTGGCGTATGATGTTTGTGAGGTGTTACTGGCACAGGTGTGGCTACTTTAAGATCAGCGCATAAGCCTTCAACAAAGTCTTTTAGGGCCTGTGCTTGTAGCTCTTTATCTCTATTGCACCTTTACTTTTCCTTCGGCGTCGTAAAGTTTAGAGGTTCCCTTGACGCTAAATCCTGCGTCTGATGTTTCAGGATCTGCAAGCTGATGATGTATTGTTTTGACGCTTGCCATTTCGCGTAAGTGTCTGATCTTCTTGTTTAGGAAGCTGTTATCGATCCCTAAGTTTTTTGCCGCCTGCCAGACATTTCCGCCAAAAGCTACACACTCGTCTAGCTGTCTGATCAGCTTGGGATCGTGCGTGAATTGTTTCAGCCATTCATGGTCATTGTGCATTGTTTATTTCCTCAAGAATTTCTTCAGCAGAACAGCAGATCGAATAGTGACCGCGCCATTCATGCAAAAGTTTTTGCTGGCTCGGTTTAACAGCTCCAGCCTTGTAA